TGATAAATTTGTATACTGCCCACTACCATTAATGTCTACAACTATGTCTGTATAAGAAATTGAAGTTAATCCTATAATCTGGCTTGCTTTTATCTTATTTCCATATGGTTCATATGGAGTTGTAACGGTGCCTTGTTCGATTTGTGTAATATCTAAATTTTCATTTTTTATAGTTAGGCGCACATAATAGCAATTAGATGGAGTAATTGATAAATCTCCCATAAATACTAATCCACTTATGTAATTCTTATTTATATCATAGAAAGCCCCTTGCTCTCCTCCAGACCCTGAAACTCTATAGGCAGTGCTTGGTAATACGGGAATAAAATCACTTGCACTATAGCTTGCATCTGCGATTAAAACTCCGTCTTGGTATCTAACATAGTATCCAACGGTAGCGGTAGATTTATTGAATTTATTTTTACTTGGTATTCCGTTTACCGGAACAAAAGAAAGTTTTTCTTCTGAAATTGAATTATTTGCTATTCCCGTGCTTTGATAAACTCCTCCTGCAGTCCATGCAGTACCGTTCCAATAATACCAATTTCCATCAGCTGTAACAATATAAATATGACTATTACCTGTAGGATATGCAGCCGTTAAAGCAGATAAAGTTGCATATGTTCCCTTTGGTGAACCACTGGCTTGACTATTTATCTTTCCATCCAAAACTAAATAGTTGGAATCAACCGTATCTTGTAAATCACTTAGAGTATCGCTTATTGTATTCAAGTCCGATTGATTTGCCTTTTGACTTACTGTATAGTTAGTAGAATTTAAATCTGATTGATTTGCTTTGCTGAGAACATCCACACTTAAATCGTTGATGGCATTATCCCTATCATCTAAAAACTCATCAATCTCGTTTTTCTTATAATAATCTAACGGATTAAATCCTGCAATTGCTTCTGCTTCTGCTGCTGCTTCTTCTGCTCTTTCTTTATAATACTTTGCGTTATCCACTGCATCTTCTGGAACAACTCCACCCACCGCATACCTTTTGCTTAATTGAGCATTAGTAACGGAAATATTAGCCTGTAAAATGATATCTGCCAGATAATCCGGTTGTAGATAGTCACCTGTTATAGAGCCAAGTATAATATTAGCCTTGATTGTTCCATCCGTCTCAACTGAAAAAGACACCGTGTCGGTGTCCTCAAATTCGTATTGTGTTACCAGCGAAGACATATCTACATGCTGCACCGTGCCATCATCAAGTGTAATATCTAATTGCTGTGTCTCTGGGTTATATACAAAGTTTACAGCCAGTTTTTCAAGCTTTGTATCAATATTTGTGCTGGTCCCGTTAACCTTAGTTATGGTTAATACTCCGGTTGATTCGTTATAGGTAATGGATTGTACAACGGTATTGACTGTACTCTGATTCGCCTTAGATGTATCCATACCCACAACACGGTCATCTATGGTATTAAGGGCTACATCCATTTTATTTAGATTGGTTGCGCCAAGGGCTGTTGAATTACTTGGCTGATTTTCCCATACTATTCTGGTATATACCTTATCCATTCTTCACACCTTCTTCCAGAGTTTTTAATCTTTCTTCTATTGTGTTCATTCTTGTTTCTTGTGCCTTTAATTGTTCCTGCTGTTTCTTTATAACCTGAAAGGCCGGAGATATAAATTCTTCATAGCGTAGCATATAAATATATCCTGTTATCGGACTACTGGTATCGAATTCACCATCTTCATTCATAATTTCATACACAGGAGCCTTGACAAATCCACCAAAGTCTTTACTATCAATTCCAATCTCAATCATGAGTTCTTCTACTTCTTGACTGATGAATCCGGTATGATATCTGTCACTTGTGCCGTCATTATATTTAAACCGTACAGGTCTACATCTTAAGATAAGTTGTTCATATATCTCTGGTAAATCTTCGATAGAGTTCTTTAATGTCCTATCAGATGTGTTAATCGTTCCTGTCTGAGCATATACTGTGCCCCATCGAAATGTTGGTGAACCTAAATCTCCACCATTTGCTGATGCAAGTCCACCACCTGAACCAAGAAACACCTGGTAAGAACCGTTGTAAAGGCTACTATGCATATGTCCTGACAATGAGGGCGCGGTACCATTAATATCTAGGCTTGTACAAGAAACAGAACCACCCTGAGTTACTGTAAATGTTAAAGTACCCCCATTATAAAAACCCATGGTTGCGGAACTTAGCAACAAATAACCGGCTGAATTTCCGGCAAAACTTCCTCCTCCTGCAACTACAGGTCTTAACATCATTTGCAAAGCTGTAACCATTCCGTCTTTTATCTCAGTTCTTCCAAATATTCCGTTTGATTGAACAAATTCAGAACCGTTTATTGTTCCACCTGTCATGCTTGCACTTGTAACATTGCCAGAAAACGTAGCATTACCACTACCATCTAGTTGAAAATTTGTACTATTAATAACTAATCTGTTTCCTGATATAGTAACCTGACCAGATTCCAGAGATATTTCACTACTTACTGAACCTTTTGTAACCCTGAGTGCTATTTGGTCTGCCTGTTGTATAAACTGGCTATCAGCATCCTCTTTATTATCCGTAATCTGTGTCTGTAGCCCTTCTGCAGTAAAGGATATCATTGCTTCTAAGCCTTCGGCTGTGTCTGCTAATTCTACCTCTAAGCCGTCAACACTTTTCTGGATGCGCAAGGTTTTGTTTTTTAATTGCTGTATTTCTGTATTAGGTGTAACAGTCTGGCTTCTGTATTGATTTCCTGTGGCAGAGATTGTATCCACTAAGGTATGTACACCTGTCATAATTCTTTTGAATATAAAGGATTCTATAGCATCGTTGGTGGTTATTATTAATTCAGCATCTCCAACCTCCATGTATGGAAGTCCATTCATGACCGTTGTATGCTGCCGGTAGTATTTATTTTTAACCTGCAGGAAAATATCATCTGCTATATCCTGTAATTCTGTTCCTGTTTTACCGAATAGTAGGTAATTTCCTGCCATTATATACGGATTATCACCGGTTCCTGCAGTTACACCGGTATCTTCATCATCCGATTGTATTTTTACCATCGTAATAGGCTCTACAATATATTCGCTGTAATTAATAGTCCGGTAACTGCCTGGTGTAATGACTTCCCCTGATTCACTTGGAAATAAATCCTCTGACGGATAAAGTGTCTCTGATGGATATAATCCAAGTCCAGACAGCTGTATAACCTTAAATGTGTTATACCTTGTAAAATGCCCAAATCCGGCATTAATAGAACATAGCAGCCTTAATATATCTCTGCCAATTAAAGAAGCCGGATTGATTGTTTTTGAAAGTGATACAGTGTCGTTAGTAAGTGTCTGAATCTCATATGAAATCCCCAAATAAGTTAAAAGAGATTCTCTCATGCTCTTAACCGTTTGGGGCCATATTAAACCATTATACCAGGCTGATACGTCAATGTCCGTCTTAAGCATATAATCATAAGCTGTAAGTTTCTTATACCGCTTATCAGACTGTTTTTCAGCCGTATCAACTACGTATGTACCTAATGGCATTTCATACTCTTCTATGGTCTGTGTAATTACCATAACCTTTCCACTTAATTCCTGTATTATATCTGCCACCGTTATTTCTATCATGGCAGCTTCACAAGCCCCGAATGTTAGGTCAGTTTCAGAGCAAAGACTTTCCGTGAGAGTAAAAGATTTATCTACAATCTTTTCATTGGTAATTGTAAGATCAAGTTCCGGAAAATACAGGGTTAAATATTTAAATACATTTTCTTGTTTGTATAGTTCTTTTAGTTCTTCTGGTATACTTAACATTCCATATCTCCCTTCTTAATCCTCTATAAGAGCCACCCTTATCGGGTTATAATATATTGTACTTCCGATTGTGTAATTGATTGTAAAATCCATATCTGGGGAATAAAAAATACCGGTCTGATATCCTCCGGTTTTTGGGTTCCAGTATTTAACTGTTTTATCTCTCATACTAACAAAAAAAGTCTGTAACACAGAATTTTGTGATTGTGTAATTGTTGGAGTATTAAATTCTATTTTTGTTACTCTATGTGGTAATTCACTGTGATGTAATTTACCGTTTGTATCTCTGTATGGGTCGTCTTCCTGTATTTGATTTGGTGTAATTACTAATGATTCTATTGATATTAATTCATTAGGAAAGACTACACCATCTATTTCTAAATAATATCCACTAAAAGCCATGATGTAATCCTCCTTATGCTGGTGATAATCGGCTACGACCGGTAGTCATTACTGATTTGTGATCTTCATCTATTACAGAATTATAAATCATGCTTGAAGTAATTCCTGTCTTAGCCAATATAGCTGTTAATAGACGATTTTGCTCTTGTAACAATGCTACTTCCGGCATCATTGCCCCAGATACAGCTTGCGCTATACCTGTTGTAATCTGATCCTTATTTGCAACACCTGTCTTATTACCTATTCTTCCAACCATTTCTGGTCCTGCTTCATTTGCTATAAACAGTTGTCCTGTATCTGGGAAGCCACCTGCAGCATATTTGGAGATAGTAGTAGTAACACCGTTTCCGAATAAATTAACATTATTAAGAGAACTTGTGTCTAATTGCACCCCAACTCTAAGGTTTGGAAGCTTAAAGTTGGATATGGTTGTAGACAAACTTTTTAGGGTTTCTGATACAGTTGTCTTAACAGATTCCATACTTGTTTTAGCCGTAGATGAATAATTACTAATATATGTAGTAGCATAATTCCATTCTGTATTAAGCTTTCCCTGTGAGGTTTTGGTTTCTTTGATTTGTCCATCGATACCTTTGAGGTTTTTTTCTAGCTTTGTGATTTCTGTACTAAGTTGCATATTCGCTAATACTTGATCTTTTTGCTCTTGTGTTAGTCCACTGCTGCTTATTCTGCCTGTTTCTAATGCTGTGTTATATGCATCCTGCTTTTGTTTAATTGTTGCTAATAAAGAACTTCTTGCAGTTTCTAGTTCGTTCAGGTTTTTCTCAGCCTCATATTGTGCTTTTGCTATTTCAATTAAGCTTTCTTGTGCTGCCTGAACTAAATAGTACTCTTTTGTTTTACTGATTAAAGCAGCGATTTCCTCTTTTGTACCTTTATATGCTCCTGTTTGTTCATTGATTAGGCTTGATAATTCTGGTATTTTATCAATTAACTCTTGTGCATATGTCTTAAGTAAAAGCTGTTCCTGATTTGTTAATTTACTTTTATCTGCCAACTTAAAATAATTATCTGCCAAAATAGATACAGCACCATATTCAGCTTCAATATCCTTTGTTTTCTCAGAACTTTTCTCTAGCATTTCTGTTACTTGTGCATTATAGTTCTTTGAAGATATTACCAGTGCGTCTAATTTTTTGCTGTATTTCCCCAAGTCAGAAGCATTCCATTTAGCCTTGTCAAGTGCAATAGCAGCTCCTGCTACGGCTGCAATACCAACCGCTAACGCAGCCCATGGATGAACCATAAGTGTAATAATGAAAATTTCCAATCCATCTTTTATTTTCTTAATTGTGGATGTAACAGTTGCTACAGCTTTGATTGCTAGTAAGCCGGTAGCTATTGCAGTAATAGCCCCACCTAATGCTCCACCGAGTGCAATAGCCCCACTATCTCCAATTGCCTTAAATGCTTTCGCCACTAGTTTTAACGCATCTGCTAATAACGATAGAGCGGCAGATATAGCAGGCGTTAATATTTCAACTAAAGCTTGTATAAAATAAAGTAAACCAGTTCCAACAGCTAACGCAAATGGTGTAATTGCCTTGTTGAATGAAACCAAAGCATCCGTTAATTTAGTCCAATTTATAGCATTTAATAGATTACTGATTGTATCAAATAAGGTAGGCAAACCAACACCCAAAACCCATTTTCCAATAGGAACTAAGACATCTTCATAAAAACTTTTCAATCCATTTTTTACAAAGTTAATAGGTGCTTCTAATGCATCTTTTAGTTTATTAAAGGCATCTATTGTTGGCTGTGCAACCTCTTTAAGTTTTTCTAACGCTGTAACCGCGCTTGTTGATACAGTAGTCTCTATTGGAGTGATTGTGGAACTTCCCGAACCTCCTCCACTAGAACCAGTTCCAGTACTGGAACCAGATGTACTTGACCCTATAACATTTAATTCATCAAATCCAGCCAGGGCCTTATTCGCTTTTTTCCCTGCTGCTTCTGTTGCATCTCCTAAATCTGTTACAGCACCGGTTTGTGTATCAATTGCAGCCGATGTATTGTTAACTTGATATTGAACTGATTTTCCGAACAAGGCTTGTGAAAAAGCTGCTAAATGTGCTGTTATTCCTTCTACTTTTGATGCCAAGGCTGTTAGTGCTGGAAGTATAGTATTATAAATTGGTAAGAAAGCTTGACCAAGATTCAACTGAATATTTTTCAATGTAGCCAAAAATGATAGCTGTTTTGTGGCTGTAGTACCTGCAAGGCTATCTCCATACTTTTGATTAGCCTGTTCCAATATTGCCATTAAACGAATCTGCTGCTGTGTTTGGAAATCTAATTGTTTCCATGACTTACCATTAGCAAACTGTTTAAATGCATTGGTAGATTCTATCATAGCCACATTAACATTAATACCGAGGTCCTCAATCGCTTCTGTATTTCCAAGCAAACCTGACCTTATACGCTCCATGGTATCTTCCATGCTACGTCCGGTTGCGGATGCCACTACCGCAGAAGATTTCAATAGCTGAGTGGTGTATTTTGTAGTTTCTGCTGTGTCTTTTGTAAATCCACTTATTAGATTACTGTATACAGCTCCATATTTAAAAGCTTCTTCTCTTGCCATTCCAAAGCTCTTAGCCTGAGTTTTAGCCCATCTATTAAACTCTGTGGAATTGCTTCCCATGGTTCGTGATATTTGGTTCACAGAACTTTCTACAGACATTGCAGCTTGTAAACTGTCCTTAACCAATTTACCGACAGCTAGACTGGTAAGAGCAGTTTTAACAAGACCCATAGTCTTACTGATTTTGTTTTGAAACCCAGTAAATTGTGTTTGTGTTTTAACAAGTTCCTTTTTAATACTGCTAAAATCCGCACCACCACGTACTATAAAGTTACTTCTCTGTGCCATTTCTCACCACCCCTCCCAATACAGCATTTAAAGCTTTTACTTTTGAAAGCATTTGGTCATCTGTCATTTCATTTTGCTTCTCTTTTAATAAATCATTTAATTTTGGCATTTTCTTAGACCATACCAAATTAGCAGTCAACCAAGCTTGCATTTTAGCCACTGTGACATCATTTTTAAACTTAATGTTGTATTCCTCTGCTTCTAACTCTTTGCGCTTGCTATAGGCCTTGTAGGATAACCTTAATTGATACGGTGTCATTTCATCGTACTCATTAATTGTTATACCAAGAAAAAGAGCATGAGAAAGGGACTGTTCCCAATCAAAAGATTTAACTTCTGATTCTTCACAGCCCCCTACTTGTTTTTTTCTTCATCCACTCCAAGGCTGGATGATAAAGCCTGTGTTAATTTCTCTGTAATTTCAGAATAAGGAACAGTATCCAGGATATCTTCCATATCCTCAATGTTTAATGTCTCATTATGTCTTTTTGCATCGGTAAGTAATCCGCAATACATAATTTTTTCAATATCTTCAAATGTTGCATCCTGCAGCAACTCTCCGATGTTATCCAATGTACTTCCTGTCATAGCACAAAGTGTTTTTAAAGCCTTATGACCGTACCAAAGCATACGGGGTTTATCAAGATTTATCATTACAACGTCATTTTTATCTGCCATATTTTCCTCCAATTAAAAAGGGATAGAAAGTCTCTATCCCAAGAATTATGCTCCTGCTGGAACGGTTAATGTAGGTGCGCCGCTTACTTTAATAGTTGCAGAGAATGAAAGCGGATCTTCAAGGTCTGCACCAGTACTAAAACCAGTTACAATTCCGTCAAATTCCCATTTTGCCAAACTGTTAGGGAATTCAATAGTAAATTCAGATGTTGCTCCACTTTCAAACAGTGTGTATAATTCCTTCTGTCCCTTGGTTTCTTCTGGAACAAAATATCCTTCCAAAGAAACTTCTCCGGCATCCTTGAATCCGGCAATAAACTCTCTATATCCTCCGTCACTGTCCAGAGTAGTTACATCAATTGTATCAGCGGATAGTTCCAATCCACCAATGCTTGTTAATCCGGCTACTGCAACCGGTGAAGTTGTGCCAATTTTTAATTTGGTTCCTAATGCTCTTTTAGCCATTTATGTACCACCTTTCTAAAAATAAATAGTAAAATCGATTATTCCACGGTTAACTCCTAATTCGCTTTCCCATGTTTCATCGATATTGTTAATAGTTAAATCCTCAACGAAAACACTGCCACCATCACCGATTAGTCGTTGCGGTAATGACAGCAGTACGTTTTCTACTTTATCTCTTACGGCTACCATATCACCATACTTTGGAGCCATTACACTGAACATATAACTTAGATTCTGCTTATCAGTGTATCCTTCAAGGGTTTTAAGCTTGTTAGTGTTAATCCTTGCATAAACCAAATAAGGTCTTGTAACGCCTTCTGGTGCGTTTGTGGGGTATATGGAATTAGCAAGTTCTGGTATAGCATTAATAAGTTCATATCTCAGTTCTATTTCCATATATCCCTCATTTCTTTATAGTGTAGACTTTCCACCAGTCTCCGTTTTGGTCTTGTTCATAACCTATTTCTTCTACCTCAGCAGTTAAAACACTTTGATTATTTTGATCCGAAAGAGGATTGTATGATATTGTACTATTTTCTGTATTGTTATCCATACTACTTCAACCCCCTTTTCGCTATTTCTGCATCAATTTTCTTTTTCATCGTAGTTACAATTACCTGTTGCACTTTTGGTGCGTTATTTTCTAATGCTCCATGTACAAACCGGTATCCTGGTATGTAACGACCGTTTTTGGTAAAGAATCCGTATTCCTGGCTGACAGGGTAATAAGCAACGATATTACCATCTTTATCTTTCTTCTGGAATACCTCATTAAAATCCTTGTTAAAGACTACCTGGTAAATCTTCTTACCCTTTGTCTTACTTCTCTCACCGTTGAGTTTCATACCCTTTTTAAGCATTCCGGTATCTTGTGGCGCCTTGGCTTTGGCTTGGCTTAAAACAACATTCATACCTTTACGTGCTGCTGCTGTGACATGCTTCTGTGGTGTTTTTCCAAGTTCCTTAAGGCTTTTCTGCAGTTCTTTCATGCCGGTTATTTTAAAGTTTGCTTTTGCCATT